CCGAGACAGCCACGCCGTGCAGCGTCAGGGCATCGCCGGCCGTGCGAGTTGCCGACAGGTTCAGGGCGAGGTGCCTGTCAGCCCCGGCCGACTGGTCGTCCACCCGCCCCGAGTAGGAGCAGATGGCATGCCCAGTCGCATCGCCCAAAGCCGACCGCGCCAGTTTCAGGTTGAGCTTGGCCGCCTCGCCGCCCTCGGTGGTGAACCCAGTCCCCCTGTCGGTACGAACGGCCGCCTGCCGTGGGGAGGCGGAGTTGTTGTAGTGCAGGGCAAGCGACAGCGTGCAGTCGTTGGTGGTTGGCTTGTACAGCAGGCGGATCCCGCGGTCGTTCTCCTTGGGGTCGAACGGCAGATTCCCCGTTCGGTAGGTGCAGGCGATCCCCGTGGCAGCGCCGGAGCTGTTGATGTCCTGCGTCCCGGCATCCAAGAGGTAGATCGACCCCGTCTGCCCGCCAACCACCACCTTCTGCCGGCTGGAACTGATCACGCACTCCGCCGCCGCAAAGGTCTGGGCGTAGTTCTCCACCCACCACGCCTTGGTCATGGGGTGGAAGCACAACGCCCGGTCTGGCATCCCGGCCGACGCAGAGTAGAAGAACCGCACTATTCGGGTCTGTGGATCGACGCGGACGAAGAACCACTTAGACGACGGGAAGTGAATCTGGTCGTCGGTCCAGAATGTGTCCACCGCATCGGACAACGGCACGGCACTCTGCCCATCGAACACGTACATGCCGATGGAATCGACCACATAGGCCACGCCATCATGGATGTCCCAGCATCGCTGGTTGAGGCAGCCGCGGTGTGCCAGAAGGACAATGGAGGCGTCGATCACTGGCTGGGCGGCGTAGGACAGCCGGTAGGCATGCCGCTGCTGGAAGACCACCATGGCAGCCCCAAAGGGCATCATGGCGGATATCTTGTCGGTGCCCTTGACGTTCTCTTGGATGACGAGTTCGTTCGTCTCCGGGACAGACTCCGGCTCGTCCACCTCCGAGAAGTACAGGCTGTTGGGCTCGGTGCCGGAGGTGTCCACGCCGTACCACGCCCGGTCTTGGAACATGACGACTGCCGACTTGTTCGTTGGGGGCGGCGTGAACCGCCGTGCATTTGGCTGGCCGTTGGGCAGGACAATCGGCAGGGCGCCGAATCGCTTGGTGGTAATGATCGCACCAGCGAAATTGTCCTCCATCAGGATGGCCTCACCTCCTGCTGTCGCCGCCACTTCAAACGTATCGGCGGTGGGGTTGCGCACGTAGTACGTCTTCTGCGGAACCAAATCGCCGGACGGGGTGGAGACTACCAAGAACTTAAATGCATCGCCGTTCAGCATCCCGTGCGCGGGGGCCGTGATCACGTTCGGCACCCACTCACCAGAAGCGGGCGATGGGCGCTCAGGATCGATCAGCTCTGCGTCCGAGAGCGTGTCTGTGAAGGCGGTCGGAAATGCCCCGCCCGCACCCCGCGGCAGGGAGGCCACGCGGTACAGCACAAGCGCCTGATCGGAGGTGGTTCGCCACAGTTCGATGCGGCTTGCCCGAGCCTCTGCGCCGCTGTTGGACCAGCTCCACCCAAGCGAGCCGGCTGGGCCGGTCAGCTCCACCTCGGTGAGGTCTGTGATCGAACTGGCTATCGGGCCGTTGGATGCTTCCGGCGTGTCATCGACATACCGCAGGGCGCACCAATACTTCCCAGCAATGGCGGGTTGAGCGACGGCAGACAGGGCGGAAACCCGTGGCAGCAAGCCCGATGGCGTGACGATGCTTGCCGTGGGAATAGCCCGATAGGCGCCGCCATGCCGGACAGCGACGGCGGTGATTTGGCCAGACGACAACCCCGTGCCGACCGTGCATTCGGCGTATGCGCCGCCCCCGCCGGAGGACTGGAACGTGATCCGCGGAATGCCGGAATACCCCGAGCCGGCGGTGGTCACGGAGACGCCGGTCACCCGATACTGCACCACGGCCGTGCCGGTGGCTGTGGTTCCTGGGCTAAGAGAAAACGAGATGGAAGGCGTGGAGGTGTAGCCACTCCCTGGATTGACGATGGTCACGGCGTTCACGGAGCCGTTCTCGTCAATGCTGGCCCGCAGGATAGCGCCGCTCCCGCCGCCGCCGGAAACCGTGACGGCTGGGGGGGACGTATAGCCTGACCCCACATTCGTCGGCTGGACATCCAGGATGATGCCCGACACCGTCACCGAGAACGTCGCCCCGCTGCCGGCCGGCGAGTTTCCATCAGGCGCACCGACCGACACAGACGGCGCGGAGGTGTAGCCCTTGCCGTAGCTCTGCATGACGATCTGATGAATTCGGCCGTTCAGAACCTCGGCCCTGGCCGCGGCGCCCGAACCATCCCCGCCCGAAAAGGTGACGGCCGGGACCTTCTGGTAGCAGAACCCGCCGTCCACAACGTCCACGCTGCGGACGAAATACTTCGGGGAACTGTAGGACGGCGCGACCGTGGGGTTAGATGCGGGGGCAGACAGGCCCAGCTGTTCGACATTCGCCGTGACGCCATCCCATCGCAGCCCACGCTCCACACCGTTGACGCCGTAGATGTCCCCGTACCGACCTCTGGCAAAGGTCATCGGGACGGCAGTGGAGAATGCGGACGACGAAATCTGCGTCAACTGATGCCCTTGGCTACGAAGATGTGCCCAGAGGCGTTCTGGTAGATCACCGACTCCACGCCCGCCAGAGGCGCGCGGAACATCTCAATGATCGGGACGGTCGTCCCGGCATGGGTGGCAATCGTCACGCTCGCCTGCCCATTGCGGGCTGACAGCTCCCCGGGCCGGCGGCACTGAAAGTTGGACTGGGTGACCGCTGCCCCGATGGGAACGGCGTACGGGCTGGCGTTGGTCACCAGCCCCTTCCAAGTGTCGATGACGATCATCCTTGGTCTGGCTTCAGGGGCGTTCGCCAGCCTCCATCATGGTAGATTTCCTTGCTGCGGCCAGAGAGCGGGGCCAGCTGGTCCTGCTCAAACGCCAGACGCAGGTCACGCTGGTACAGCTGGAACGCCCGGTCCTCGCCCTTGCCCCGGATCCTGGCCAGCCAGTAGTCGCAGCAGGAGTCCACGGCCTGCTGCATGTGCGGCGCGACATCAATGGGGTCGGTGATCAGGTACTTGGTCAGGGAGTTGATGGTCCCCGTATCAGCCGTCGTCAGGCTGGTGCCAGACGCTACGGCCGTGATTTCAGTTTCCGACACCCACGGAGCCAGGGATTCAATCGGGCCCGGGTGGCCGTTGGTGTCACCGACTCGCAGGATGGACCCCACCATTGATTGCGAGAACGCAGTGACGGCGCCCGTGACGGCCGTTCCCGAGCGGGCAATGGTTCCCTGCCGCAGCCCAGGCTCATGGCCCGAATAGCGGATCGGCCGGGCCGACCGGCGGTAGGTGAAGTCCACTGTCTCCACTTCGGTCGGGTAGCCAATCAACTGGATCGCCCAGCCGGAAGAATGCGGGTCCTTCACCACCGTCCAGTGGTATGGGCTGCCGGACGAGTTCGACACCCGCTCAATCTTCATCGCCTCGTCCGGCGTGACGTAGACGCCCGACCACCAATTGAACTCGTCGCTCGGCTCGTCCATGTTGCGAAAGTCGGGCGGCAGCGGATACAGCGTGCGGAACAACGTGCACGGAGTCCCGGCAGCCACGTTTAGACCCGAGAACTGCGAGCCCAGAGATACTGATGTCGCGGACGAATAAGCCCCGAGCGGATAGGAGCGGTCGCCACACCGCAGCGTCCAGTGCTTGGCGTTGGCCGCCGTCACGCCGGCCGTGGCAAACGACCCGCCAGTCAGCGTGACGGTGCCGGACGACACCTCCACCGTGCCAGTGGAGTAGGTGGCGTTGGTGACCACCCGGCCGTGGACATGGTAGTAGGACCAGTCCCGAATGGTCGTTACCTCGCCATACGCCTTCTGGACCGCCGTGCGAATGTCACGCTGCTCCGCGTCCTGCGGGCCGCCGTAGGACGAGACGATGAGTGACTCAATTAAGTCAAAATAGGTCAGGTATGACATGCGGCCTCACTCACCAATCGTCGGTTCCGCCGGCAGCATCGCCACCGCCTCGTCCCAAGGGATCACCTCCACCGCGCGGCCAAGCAGTTCCTTGTTAGCGGCTTCCCACATGGCGTGCAGCAACCCGCCTGGCTCAATCTCGGTGAGAACGTCGGCACACAGCATCAGCCGCCCATCGGTCAGCGTGCGTGGCACCGGGACGCATTTTTGCGACCCGTACGCGGCGTGCAGCGTTGCAAGCCGCCCTGCAAGATCTGGCGCAAATACTAATGCCAGTTGCCGAGCGTCGGCGTATGCGATGGGCAGTGGCAGGTCTGCGAGCGTCATCACAATGCGGCTCCGATGGCGTTGTAAAGAGCCGCCACGCGGGCGTCCAGCAAGGCCAGCGTGAGCGACTCCCCAATCGAATAAAACGCAATGCGCTGAGTGCCAAATTCGCCGGGTGTTCCCCCCGCTCCAGCGTTGCTCGCTAAGACCCGAATGCGCCGCTGCGTGATTGCCTGCGATGTCGATGAGGTAGTCGTAGTGGTTCCGCCAGACCGCGACGTTATTTGGGTTGCAGACGCGCGATTCACTCCCCAGAACCCTACAGTGGGGGACGCCGTGATGTTGGCTACGCCCTGAATGCCTCTGGCATATGCAAGTACTTGCGTGGAACTCTGCGCTATGCCGCTTACGCCAGTGCCGTACACATCCCCAATGAGGTAGTCCGACCCTATAACGCTCGCGCCGGGCAGAAACGCAGTGGCGTACACGGACAGATGAAACGAGTTTTGCGGGTCGGCGTTGTTGTCGCGGAGCGTGTCGATGCTTTTGGTAGAGCCGTTGCCGATGAGTCCAGTGGTTCTGTTGTAATCACCGCTGACGAATGGCCCGTTATTCGTTGGCGCTGGCCCGACCAGCGGCGTCAGCGCACCGGCCAGCGTTTTTGCACCCATGAGGATGCAAGACGCCTTGATGGACGACCAGATGCCATCTGCCTTGCAGCCGCCGACAAAGTCGTTGATGGCCCGCTGCACGGCAGTCTCAAGACTAGAGCCGTCAGCGGCAGACACGGCCGTGATGTAGGCTCTCGCGTCGGCGTCAGAGGCGACGTAGCCACCGCTCGCCTTTGGCCGCAGGAGCCGGGGAGATAACGCCATGGGCCTAGCCCTTGGCCATGACGGTCATGGCGCAGGTGGTCGCACCGACCACAACGGGCACCACATGGCTCACGGAAAACAGGGCGTCCGGCACGGGGTGAATGCCGACCGTCAGTGCGGTGGTCACCGCCGAGCCGTCCGCATAGACGCGCTGTGGCGTGACCCTGGGGTCCACGGTTCCGAACCAGTTGATCTGCGTGGCGCCGTTGGTGTTGGCGATCATCACGCACGCCCCGCCAAACCGGCCAAACGGGAACATCCCGGAGGTGGTGGCCGCCGAACTGTTGGCGGTAACCACTGCCCCAGGCGAAAAGTGCCTCGCAATCTCGTTCATACCCCTCTCCCCTTTGCCCGGTAGGCGTGTTTCTCAATGAACTTGGCCCGCAGCTCCTTGGCGTTGGCTGTGGGGTTCTTCCGCTTTTCCTTGCGAACCTCATCTCGGACGATGGATTCGGCCAACAGTTTGCGTTGCGGGGGTGCCGGGCCGGGGTCGTAGTTCACGCTCCCGGAGACGGCCATGCGGCGGGCCTTGGCGACCTTCAGCACATCGTCGTTGCTGCTGACCCACGCGGCCGGATCGCGCCACCCACGGCCGTCAGCGATCCCGGCGCAGTAGTACTTGCCAGAGGGGTTGATCCCGGCCTGCTTGGCCTCCCGGATCATGTACTGGGCCTGCCGCTTGGGGAGCGTGTCGAACTGCTCGTTGTTCTGCCGGCCCTCCAAGAACGCCCGCTCGGAACCCTTGGTCCCAGGCG